TTTATAATATAATATTTATCTTTATATTATTATAAAAAAAATAATAAAAATATTTAATTATTAGATGTTAGATATTAAATTTTAAATTCTGTTTTGGCACGGCTTTTTCTAAAAGTTGTTTTAGTTAAGTTTTGATAAAACTTAAAAACTTAGAAAAATGAATCTAAACTTAACTGTTTAGTTTTTTTAACTTTAATTTCGTGTTTTGGTTTTTCAACTTTTATTACTTCTTTAACTTGTGATTCAATAAGTTCTTCAGTTTTAAACCATTTATCAATTGTAGCTACTTTATTTACTTTAGAATTAGCATAATCTATTAAAGGTTGAAATATTAATTTTTGAACCATTAAAGCTTTTAATTGCCTTATTTTTTTGTCTGTTTTTTCAACATCACAACCATATTTATTATACCAAATATTATACATTTCTTGAAAGTAACCACTTCCGTGTGGAAACATAGATAATTTTTCCACAACAAGTTCAAATATTTGACTTACTGGTTTCATTATTTGATTAAGAATATACTTTTCATAATCAATTTGTAAATTATTTTGTCTTATAAATAAAGGTGTTTCTATTCTGTCACCTTGTAAATAATCAACATTTTTTTCTTCTTTAATTTTTATAAATAAATAAGGAACTCTTTCATTTGATACTGGTGCATTGCCTGGGTCCCTGTCCTTTATTCTGTTCGCAAGAACTTTATGGGCAATTGACTCTTCATCTTTATAATAAGCAGCAAGTTTTTTAGATATTACGAACATACCCATATCATATATACCTATTCCATCTATCATATTTTTAAGTTCATCTTGAACAAATTTAATAGCTTTTTCTATATTTTTTTCTTTAATAATACAATCAATAACACCAATTAGAATATGTTTTAATGCCGCACAAGAGTCTGTCCTCTTCAGACTGACTCCCATCGATAGAAACTTAAAACTATCAGGCGAGTCTTCATACTTTAAAGCTAAATATCTTTTCTTAGCAATAAATATTGCTGGAAATAATACTTTTTCATATGCCCAGACGTGTACGCCTGGGAGCTCACCTTTTATTTTTTTTTCAACCTCTTGACCTATAGCAATAGCTCTAATAATTTTTTCTCTATCTGTTAGAGTTTCTTTTTTCCCTCCCGAAATATCAAATTTTATCATTAAGCTATCTGTATCTCCAGCAACAACCTCACATTTATAATGTTTTTGAACAAAATCACGGGCATGCATAAGTCTTAATCTACCTCCTAAACAAGTACAAGATGCGATTTGTGGTTTATAAACTTTACTAGTCTTAGCGCCTATTTGTCCATAAATCGAATTCGCCGTCACTTTATAAGCAAGTTGTAACCCATCATATAAACTTTTTTTAAAAGGATCTGCTTCAGCCTCCATTTTTTTTTTAGTATCTTTCCGGGATTTTAACAATCCTTGTAATACACGAGGTATTAATCCCTTTCTACCATCAGGATATTGAACGAATCGCACTGTTGTACTTCCACATTTACGTTTACCTTGTGATTTAATTTTAGGATTAATCCATTCAAAATTATCATAAGTGCGATCTAAATAAGATAGTCCTAAATCTTTTAAATGTTCAATACCAGATTCACCAAGCCAAAATTTATCTTCACAAATACGATCATGACTTAAATCACTTGTAATCATTTCACTTGGATAAAGAGAACTAAAATCTAATACAGTAATAGGGTCTTCAATATAAATATCCGTTTTTGGATTTAAAACGATAGCCCCTTCATAAGATTCTTCATTCATAATAATTTGATTAAAATTAGATTTTAAAGTAAATTTAATTTTACTCTTTCCATCAGTTTCCCCTTTATCCTCAGTTTCCCCTTTATCCTCAGTTTCCCCTTTATCCTCAGTTTCCCCTATCTCATCATCAGAACCATTTCCGTCTCCATCACCACAATCTCCACCATCACCACCATCACCACCATCCAACCCAAGTTCACCATCCAACCCAAGTTCACCAGAATCAACATCTTCAATGTCACCACCACCAGTCGCACCGGCAATAATAGTATGAACTCGCCTCACTCCTTCGTCAACATCAACCTCTTCAGGTTCAATCTTCTCCAAAACAGGCAATAAGAAATCTTCTTTAGCACATTCATTTGTAATGAGACTAAATGCTTTAATACCTTGACCTCTTAAAAATATATAAGCAAAAGGCACCAAACACACATTACTCATTCCAAAATTATTAGGTACCACTTCTAATTTACGCAAAAGCCTAATCAATAATACACAATCTTGAATACAATATTTAGCTACTTCAGCACGGTCAGAATTGGTTCCCTTCTGCATTCTAAAAATATCTTGCGGTGTAATATCATCTTTACCCAGACCCCAAACAGGACCTGAACTAAGACAAAATTTAGGAACAGCCCGATCAACTTTAATTTTCTTAGAAGCACGGTCAATTTCAAGAATTTTCAATTTCTCACCATCAAATAATTTAGCAGTGGTTGCCGCCATACTTATCACAATGTAATTGCCAATGTCTAATTCTTGAATGTTATCTACTTTCAAGTAACAAGATTCACTCGAATTCACGCGATCACCAGCATCTCCCGCATCACCCGCATTTCCACCATCTCCCGCATCTCCCTTTCCAATCTCTTTTATCTTTCCTGAAATATAAAATTCAGCAACATTATCTAATTTATAAGAGGGCAGTTTTGTTAAAGAGGCTTGACAAACTTTCAATAAATCAATTTGAACTCGCCCTGGCATATTAAAATAATAGAGAAAATTATCACCTAAAGCACTACTACTTAATTTTTTATTAATCATAGCACCTTTAGCATCAGGAACTTTTTTAATGATATTATCATCTAATCGCCCCATATTAATAAATTTATTATAGTTTGTATTTTGTTCCAAAGTTTTAATATCTTCTTTTGTAAGAGAAGCTCTTTCTACATCAATACATAAATCGGCAATTCTATCATACATAAAAGATTCATCAAACCCAAATGTATTATATCCTATAATGATATCTGGATCATGAAGTTCAATTAATTTAGACCATTCTAATAATACATCTCTTTCCATCATTCGCGAAATAACTTCACAATTTTTATCACCTACTTTAAAGGCATCACACCCTTTTAACGTAATAATATTATTGTGACAAATTTCAGGCTCTCCATAACGCCAAAAGACCGTGCCTATTTGTATCACTTTATCACCTTCCGCATGTCCGAAAGACTTATTTAATAAAATATTAATAAACCTTACCATTGTTTCTTTAGTAATAATTTTATCTTGTAAGTCTTTCTCCAAAATCTTATATTTCTTTGCAACTTCATTTATAATTTTAACTAAATCATCAATGGTAAAGCGTGGATTTTTAGCAAGTTTTGCAGTTTCAATTGCCGTAACTTCTTTAACAGCCTTTTTCATTTCATTATTAGCTTTGACTTTACGAATAGGACGATTACAAATAGAATATATTTTATCTACAAACATCATAAATTCATTACTGTTTGTAAATACTTTGGCTTTAATAGGTTTTTTTAAATAGATTAAATCAATATCATCATCAAATTTAGCATATTGTTCGGAGCCAAGAGCTTGTTTAATACGATGTATAAAGAAATCTTTTTTCGTAGCAATATTTTTTTTTGATTTAATATATTTTATAACTTCACGTAAATAGTTAATTTCTTTAGTATCCCCACCAACAGCAGCACTCCCAGCCCCAGCCCCAGCACTCCCAGCCCCAGCACTCCCAGCACCCGCTCCCATTTTTAAATCTAATAATTCTTTACATTGTTTCATCATTTCAGTATCATACTCATCATTTTTTTTATCACTATAAATAACATTTACAGGTAATGAAGATTTTGATGCGATAAAACCAGGAACTTTATCATAGCCTTTTTTTTCTATATTTTTCATATCACGTATCCAAGCAACAGCAAGTTGACTGGATAATTTTTTACAATCTTTTTTAGGTATTGGAAAATCACCGTGACTTGAATCGGCTTCAATATCAAAAGAAGCAATAAGGATAGGTGGTATTTCTGTTTTATCTAAATGTGTAATATCAGTCCAATCACAAGAAATATTAATTTGTGTTTTAGATTGTTTATGTTCTATTTTAAATTTACCAGCATCAATTCTAATCCAACTTGAAGGTTTAATTTTAGTATCGTGTAGAAAACGTAAAATAGGTTCAAGATCGCTTTCAAATAAATTATATTTAATTGCTTTCTCGGCTTTTCCTGTAATATTCAATTTAAGTGGTGATTTAAAAACCCTTTCCATAAATCGATGACCCATTTTACTTTTATGAGCCAATTTTAAAAATGTAAATTTTTGTTCATTCATAAAAGACCAAAATATCTTTTTTTCAACAAGATGTGTTTTTAAATCCTTTTTATCTTCAACATCGAGTTTATACATACTTTTCTTTTTAATTGTATTAAATTCGCTTTTAGGTTCTACAATAGAACTTTTATAATAGCGAGATTTCCTTTTAAATTCCTCTGTAAATGTATAATTTTTATCTGTTTGTGCCTCTTCATATTCGGCAAGTTCATCTTCATCATAATCTTCACAACTCAAAGAATTGAAATTATTTACAAAATCTTGTATTTGATTATCATTAAACTCATCTGGTATTTGAATATAGAAATAAGGCATATAATTCTTAACACGTAAACAAATACTTTGACCTTTAGAATTACATCCAAATATAAATATTGTATAGGTTTTATTATGTTCTTGATTTAAATAAGAGTCTTTCCTTTCAATTGGTGTATCTGTAACTAAATCGCATTCATACCAATCAATAGCACTAAATTCAATAGGCTCATTTAAAGGAACTGATATTAAATCATTTCTTCGTGGCTTATAAGGCGGTAGAGAAGTCATTTTTCGCAAGTTATCTTTTACAAGTTATCTTTCGCACAAGTTATCTTTCGCACAAGTTATCTTTCGCACAAGTTATCTTTCGCACAAGTTATCTTTGTTTTAATTAATACTTTTATATTTAAATCTAATTTTTTTCAATTTTTTTTTAATTAATAAAATATTAAATATTAAATTATAAAAAAAATAAAATACAAAACAACAAAACAAAAATCAACTTTCTTATTATAAGTGAAAACATTCTGTAAAACGTCTCTTCCATTCTGTAAGTCGCTTTTTCCAAGAAGCTTTTGGTTTGATATTTATTTCTACTTTTTTTTCTATATTTTTTTCAACCTTTTGTTGGCAATGTAACTTACATTCAGCTATGATTTCAAGCTTTATTATTTTTACATTTTGGTTATAATAACCACATGTCTTGGTAAGACATATATAATTTAGATTTAAATAATGTCCACAAAAACATATATCATTGTCTGGAGGGCACATATTTGATTATGAACTATGAACTATAGAATTACATCGAATACTATTACATACTAAGTAGTTTCTATATTACTTATAAATGAGATATTATTAAAATAAAAAATTCATTTTTTTGTTAAAAAAAATAAAATTACTAAAAAAAATGTTTTTGTTTATTATATCTTTTCCTTCTTATCTTTTTAAGTGAAGGAAAAGATGTATTGCCATAATGGTCCATAAAGATAAATACCTTCTATATCATTATGACATAATAAAGTAGCATTCATTATGTTTTATGATGAATGAATATAAGTCCATGTTTGACTTCCCCGGGAACTTGTATCTACCATTGTAAAATGAGAGAGAAATGACTGTGGTATATAATCAATCCCATACGCATATACCAAAGAAACTTCAAATACAATTGGTCTATTTGGAAACATATTAAAATTTCCAAATAGAAGTGGGAAAGATATTTCCGCCGTTTTACGTAAATCGGCTTCTGTTATCATTCCAAGCGTCCAACCGTAGTTGTCACTTTCACAATGGTAACACGTACAGGTTTCAAAGTTAATGTTTCCTCTAAGTGTTGTATTTAGATCACCATATATACAAATTGTTACATTATAAGGACAACAGTTACCACTAAGTAATTCCATATATTCAAAATTATCATCAACTTCAAACTCAACTTCATCAACTTCAACATGATCTTCATCACTCATAGAAGACATTTTAAAAAGTATTTAAGTATAAGACATACCAATGTTTATAATACTTTAAAAATTATAAAAATAAAAAATTCATTTTTTTGTTAAAAAATTAAAATTGCCAAAAAATAAAATTTAATAGTCTTCCAATTCATTTATCTAAAAACTAAAATAATATCTATTAAAATAATATCTGGATGAGAGTATAATAATAAATAATAGGACAAGCCAATAATACATTTTTATATATTGTTTTTGTTCGTGTTTTTTTACAATAGCAAGTGTATCTACTGTAGCAAAAGGCGAAATAGGATTTAAATTAGAATAAACATCCATTACTTGTTCTATAGTAAAAATAGGTTTACCAAGACTTGCATTTACAAAATTATGAACTTGGATTACCCATTTAATTAATGTATCACGTGTATCTAAGTGTGGTGTAAGTGGATATTTATGAATATGATTTCTATAATGTTTTTTACACATTTCACAAGGTATCACATCTTTTAAACTTGTATAAAAATCGTGATATATTCTTTTATCATATTCAGTAGGATTTAATGGATATTCAAAAGAGATAATATGTAATATATACCAAAAATGAGGTCCCCAAATATCTGGCTTCATCTTTATATTTATATTTATTTTTATATTTGTATTTATAAATAGTATTATTATATAGAGATAAAAAAAAACATATTTTTAATTGGTATAATTTAATTTTATTATTTATTTTTTTAATATAAACA